CTTGATGCCTTTTCAAGTTGGTTCCAAGAAAAAGTTCACTCATGGCGATATACATAGATTCAGTAGTAACAGTAGCGGATACGGCAGTGGAGCCGGTCAGCCGTACCGATGCAAAGAATTGGATGCGGATTGATTATACTACTGACGATTCGCAGATTGATATGCTGATTACGGCAGCAAGGGAGCATCTTGAGAATCTTACTGGCAGATCACTTGCAAATAAGCAACTGACTGCTTATGTGACTACTACAGGATATGAGCCATTTGTTTGGGCGGTGGATTTGCCTTACTCTCCGCTTGTTTGCGTTGATTCGGTTTACATCAAGGAAGGAATTAATGACTTCGAACTGCTGAACAAGAATGAGGATTATGAGATAATTGGGGGCAAATTGTGGCTATATCTTCCAGGTACTTACAAGATTACATATACCGCAGGGTATGGAAGCTTACCACAGGATTTGCGAAATGATATGTTGACTCTGGTCGCTTGGATGTATGAGAACCGAGGCAAGAAAATGAACAACGACCCAAAAGGTGTTATTTCGCAGTTCCCTAATTGGGATGGGTTGCACTATCATCAATATAAGCAGGTTGTAATCTGATGGGGCAAGGATTCAACATATCGGTAGACAATAACAAGTTAAGAAACTTGATAAAAGAACTCAAAAACAGGGTTGATGAGAAAGCGGTTATGATTGATGCCGAAATTTTAGGTTCAGTCACAGATATGCAATTCACCGCAAAGCAATTAGCACCAGCATCAAATGATACAGTTAATTCAACAGGAGGAGTTTTACTGGGTGCAATAGAACCATTGAAAAATGGATTTATGGATTACTCCCTTGTTTGCCAAAAAGACTACGCTCCTTATATGGAGTTCGGAACGGGTAATTATGCTGCATCATATGTAAAATCACTTGAGCCGGAATGGGAAGCATTGGCAGCGACTTTTTTCGTTTCGGGTAAAGGTAGGATTCCAGCAAGGCCTTTCATGGTGCCTGCAATCCGTAAACATACGCCTGAAATTATACAAAAGATTAAAGACATTTTAAATGATTGATTGCGCAAATAGCGTTAGGACATTATATATATCCGAATTGAACGGAAACCTTTCGTACAATAGCGTAAATGTTCCTGTTTATGGTCAATCGCCATTCAATACACCTCCGAAGAATTATGTGATTATTTCTGACATTTCGGAAACTGCAAATAACACTAATCATAACTTTCAGAATCAAGTAAATGTCACTATAGATATCTATAGTGAACAATATCGCACTAATGATTTATCAATAGTGGATAATATTGCTTCACAGATATTGAACTTGTTGATACCTGATACAAACGTGAACGGAATCAGTGATGCAAGTTTTGTGGTCTACCCAATGAGTAGAACCGCATCAAGATACTTACCTTTGCAGAGTGGCGATAACTTTATCGCTCGTAAGATTATAACTATTAGTAATTTAGTAAATCAAAAATAGATAAAATGGGACAAATTCAAGGTAGCCTCCAAAACATTGAGATTGATCCTGCCGGTGGCAGTTCATACCTCAACCTCGTTTGTTTGAGGACATCATCAGTTAACACCACATTGGATACAACCACCGAGCAAACAAACTGCGGTGTTTTGACTTCAGTTGGTGAGCCTTCTATGACCGTAGACTTTGATGCAATTTGTGAAGTCGCTCCAAGCGTTTCTCAGATTTCATACGAAGATTTATTGTCTGCTGCGGTTAACAAGACCAAGATTTCCGTAAGGGTTCAGAATCCTGTCGTTACCGGTTCATCTGCTGGTGCTACTTATTACCATCAGTTTAGCGGTTATGTTAGTGATTTGACACTCAACCAATCTACAACTGAATTCATCAACTTCTCCGGAACTATCTCATCAACTGGTACTCTTGACATCACTGCTTAATTATGAATTACTGCACTTTAACTATTGATTCGAAAAAGATTGGACTAAAATTTGGAATGGCATCCTTCAGATATCTATCTGAGGGTAAATTGGTAGAAGGAAAGAGTTTCAATGGAAACGAGATTAACGAAATCGGGATTTCGCATATTTTGTATAGCGGTTATTACAATAACTGCCTTGTAAAGGATGCAGAACCTGAACTGACTTTTGAGGATTTCGTGAACTACGTTGAGAACTCTTTGATTCGCAACAATGATGAGATCATGAACGCCATGAAAGTATGGAGTGAAAACGATTTCATCAAACAAGCGCAACCGACTACCGAAACGCCAAAAAAAAAGAGTTCACCTGGGAAGACATCGAAGCGTTCTGTTTCGGTGAAATGATGCTCAGACCAAGAGAATTCTATGAGACATCTCCGAGACATCTCAGTCTGATGATGCGTGGATATGAGGAAAAGAAGGTTGATGGTTACCGTCAGACAAGGCTTTTGATGTTCACTATGGTTCGGCTACTTGGAGACCCTAAAACGGCTCCTAAATCGCCTGAAGGACTATGGCAATTGCCAGGGGATGAGGTAAATAATGGGATGTCTGACGATGAGTTGAGGGATATTTTTAAACGTTTGGCAAAATGAATGAAGGGTTAGTTTTTAATATAGGAGCAGACATCGGAGACTTGGAGAAGGCTCTTGGTGAGATGCAGAAAAAACTTCAGTCATTAGGTCAGACAATTAAGGCAGCTACCGGTGAACCATTTAATGCAGCCACGCAAAGTGTTGATAATTTAGATAAGGCACTTGTAAAGACTGCCACTGATATTAAGACCGTTCAGAAACCTGTTGAGGATACTGCTACATCATTGGGTAAACTCAAAATAGAGGCTGATGATGTTCCAGGTTCGATTGGAGCAATTGAAAAGGAGATAAATAATCTCGGAAAAACGTTAAAGACATCCACAGGAACGGCTATTGCTGATACCAATAAAAAGATAGCTTCACTTAAAACGCAACTTGCTGACCTAAAAAAGTCAGGTCTTGATCAATTACCCAAAGGCGCAGCAGATGGAGCAGTAGCACTTAATTCTTTGGGGCAAGTTGCAAGGGATTTACCTTTTGGATTCATAGCGATTCAGAATAACTTACCACTTGTTTTTGACTCATTTTCTCAATTGTCTAAAAATGCCAATGGAGCAATTCCGGCATTGAAGGCGCTTGGTCAGTCATTGATTGGACCTGCTGGTATCGCATTTGCGGCAGGATTGGTTATTTCAGGAATTACTCAGCTTGTACAAACTTATGGAAGTCTTGGTGCTGCCGTTGAGGCTATTTTTACAAAGCAGAGCAAGTTCAGTGAACAGATTAGGCAACTTGGTAAAGAATACCAAGATTACAATAAAGAAAAGCGTGCTTCTGCTGATATTGTAAGCCAGGAGGTTGCAACTACCGAAAGTCAGATTCAGAGGGTTAAGACTCTAAGCGCAATCATTAAAGATTCAAATAAGAGTTATAATGAGCGCAATACCGCATTAAATAATCTAAAAACAATCAGCAAGGATTTCTTCGGAACTTTAGACCTCGAAAAATTGAAGTTTTCCGATTTAACACTTGCGGTTAATTCTTATTCAAATAGTCTTAAACAGGCAGCAGTAACTCAAGGTTTTCAGCAGGCAATCAGTGAGACGAGTGTACAACTTGCTAAGCAAAAAGGCTTATTGAATCAATTGCAGACTGCGGTTGAAGATGCAAGAAGAGCGCAACCCACATTTGTAGGAAGGGCAGATAAAAGAGATGAGAGTGCAATAAGATCCGCTACAAAAGCTTATGATGATCAGAGTAAAATAGTAAAAGCATTAGAACGAAATCTTAATGCTTACAAACTAAATCTTGATGCCAGCGTAAATGCTGAAAATAGGATAAAGGCTCCTGTTGATGCAGCAAATGAGGCATTTGATAAGCAGCAGAAAGCATTAAAAGAAGCTGCAAAAGCAACAAAGGATTTCTACTACGAACTACAAACAGTAAGCGGATTTATCTCAAAAGATGAGAAATTAACCTATCAGCAGAGATTAACAAACCTTCAGAATTATGCTAATATTATTCTGAATGTAAAAGCAAGTGAACAAGACAGAAGAAGGGCATTAGAACAAGCAAGCAAAGAAAACAATAACTTTTTTGATACTTTCAAAATAGGAGTAACCTCTTTGGAAGTATTTAAGAATGCGTTAAATAGTCAGGCAGCGGTTCTTCAGGAAAACATAATAAATCAAGAATCTTATAATAATTCAGTAAAAGCATTAATTCCGACTTTTGATGTATTAGCAATGCGTCAAGAGGAAAGGAATAAGCAACTGAAGGAGCAGAAAGCGTTACTGACTGATTATAAAACACCAACTATAACGGCTCCTCAAGGATTGCCGGCTAATTTGCTTTCTGATGATATAACAAAAAGAACAAAGGAGCAACAAGATGCAATTAATAAAAGCATAAGCAATTATCAAGCTGCATATAATTTAATAAACGATACATTTTTTAGTCCTTTGCAGGATTTATTCAGTACATTTTTATCAACCGGAAAACTTGCATTTGCAGACTTCGGAAAGGCAATCCTCAAAGCCATTCAGCAAATAGTGGCTAAGATAATTGCAACGGGTATAATTACACTACTTGCAAATTTATTCCTTCCAGGTATTGGCGCAGCAGGAGCCGCAGGAGGTAAAGCAGCAGGTGGACTTGGAAGTTCATTGCTTAGTGGAATAGGTGCTGCATTAGGTTTCAATTTAGGTGGTTCTGTTGCCGCTCCTCAATTCGCAGGAGTTGGAGGTGGTACAATGGGCATGAGTGGTTCAGTTAACGTGGTTTTGAGGGGTTCAGATTTGGTGGGTTCAATTAATCGTACAAACGCAACAATTTCAAGAGTTGGCTAAAGCTGAAAAATATAGGATTGAGTTTAAGAGTGCAGACGGTTACGACTGCATAGTGCGTTTTAATTTTGAAGGGTTCACAGGATCATCAACTACCTTAACTGGTGGGCCTCGTCCGTTTGTGCTTCGTGAGTTTAATACTGATGAGGATATCTTCAAGCCAATACGTCCTCAGATGGCTGAGATTGATATCTTGACAAATTCTTCAGGAGTAACCATTGAAGATTTCTATGCCAATAACGATTCTGATATTTCAGTATCATTTACCATAAATTCCATTGCTTATTGGGTCGGATACCTTCTTCAAGATGATTTTCAAGAGAATTGGAGCGACCAGAACCATATAATAACTGTTCGGGCATCTGAAGGATTCGGATACCTTAAAACGCAGCAATTGAGTGATGGAGGTGCTGAATTGCAAGGGGTATTTACTCCATCTGCACTGATGCAGTATGCAATGGCTGGCACATCGCAATCATTTGTGCGGTATTATGAATTTAATAATCTGTTCCATGATAGTATGACTTCAACCTCATACGGATCACCTCTGGAACAATGTTACATAAACGCCAAGACATTTGCCACTGAAGCGAATCAGTATGAAGATTCCTACACGGTTCTTGAGAAGATAAATCGCTCATGGAGTCAGACTATCTTTATGTACCGCAATTATTGGTGGATTATGCGGATGGAGGAATTATACACACCTCCTACATCCAATTTAGAAGGGTTTTATTCCAATGTCGGCAGCAAGTCAGGTCTTTCCAAGCGTTATGATATCCAAGTAGGAGCAACATCAGAGGTTAAGCCTATTGAACCTGGAATGATTAAGCTGATAAGGAAGAAGACGAAGCAGGATGAGGTTGATTTTAACTTTCAGACATTTGATGAAATTCTTGGAAATGAGAGTTTTATCAGAGGTACAATTTCGGCTCAAGGTGTAACATATAAAGAATATTCTCTTGATGGTTGGACTCATTATGCCGGTACTTTATCATCTCCAACGACACCTGATGCTTACGATACTTTATATGTCCGTGAGATTTATGCAAGTGGATTGCAAGGAGCTTTATTGGAGAGATATGCTTATTTACAAATAACTCCTTTATCAAGTGATGTTAATACATTCTTTCAGTCTAATTCTGTTAAATGTGCTGCATTATCAAGACTTAATTTTTCAGTTGAACATAGACAAGCTGAAGCTTATACTGGTCTAAAATCAATTGCTTGGGTAACTTTAACAAATGGAAGTTTAACATATTATTTAAAAGAAGATGGTAAATGGGATTTAACTATAAAATCCATTACATATGAATTTGGTGGAGGTAATGGTTTAAAGGCTGATGAATGGAATAGTTTTGATGTTGAATCAGACATTTTCCCAATTGATGGAAATTTACAATTATCTCTAATTGGTTTTAATACAGGAAGCGGATTAACCCAAATTAACTATTTCAAAAACTTAAAATTTGATATTAAGACATCATTTAGTTCAGAAGATAGAAGTATTGTCGGTCAAGCCTCAAAATATATAAAGACTGACAATATTAATAATAACTCTCTGAATCAAATTTGGCTTGATGATGATAACACAGAATTTAATAAAGGTGCAATATTTGAATCAGATGGAATAACATTGACTGATAAAAATTGGAGTCGCTTCCGTTTCCCCGGAGAATCCTTCGGATTCCGTAGACAGAATGCAACGGCATACTGGGAGCATAACAGAGTAAACAGAACCAAGATAGATGCCACTTTTTACGGCTTATTTTGGGCAGATGGTGGAACGACTCCAAATGAGCCAATTGGTTTAATGAATACAGTAATATTTGTTGATGATGATCCTGATAAGGTCTATGCCATTGCAAATATGAAGGAAATCGATTTCAGCAGTGGAATTTGGCAGGCAACACTTGAGGAGGTATATGATACCAATAGGGATACGCTGACATCACAGAACTTCGCTGCATCTTGGACTTTAGGTACTTACGCAAGTCCTACCAAGATACCGGCTACGCTTACAACTTCTGGAGGATTCAGCATTCAATCCAATACGGATATAAGATGGGATGGAGGTGCAAGTATCACAAAAAATATAACTGCTTCCATCAATGGTACGCTTCAATGCGCATCATATCCGACTACCATAACCATGACTTTGAAACTGAATTCAACTGCAATTAAAACACAGACCTATCCTGTAAATGTGGCAAATCAGTCATTCACTTTCAATATGTCTCCTGCAACATCTACGACTATCGCTCCAGGTGACATCATTACCCTGAACATTACAAGTGCGACATCAATAACTATCGGAGGTGGAACAATTTCCATACCTTCGGCTCAACAAGGACTGACTTACGACCCTTACTATGACGAGTTCATACAACAATAGTGTAAAATGGCAGACGTATTAACGGCAAGCGGATTGGTTCTATACATTACGGATGGTGCAAATACATACCCTTTCGCCTGTGCTAAAAATAGCACAATCACAATTGAGGCGGATATGATTGAACTTGCGCCGAAAACCAATGGAATATTCAGAGAGTTCATCAAGGGAAGGCAGACCTTTACAATGTCGGGAACGGGACTTATCAAGATTGTCCAATCAGGAATGCAGCCGATTACATTCTTTGATGACTTCATCCTTGGAACAGATACCGTTTATGCTGGTCGTTTCGATATGATTGATCCTCAATCAAACTATAAAAAATATAGTTTTAATTGTTATATCACTTCGCTTACTTTGGAGTCAACCTATGGGCAGACTCCATCTTATTCATATACCTTACAAGGAACAGGCGAATTTACCGAAGTTCCGTAAATTTGTAATATGGCAACAGAACATAACATGAAGCCCATCCGCAAGGGTGACACATATAGTTGGGATTTGAAATTTTGGGAGGATTCCTGTAATGAGACTCCTATTAATGTTTCTGCATATACATTCAAGCTTATGGCAAAGAATTCAGCCGGAACGACTCAATTCACCTGGAATAATGCCGATTTCGTGGTGGGTGATACCAACCAAAGAACGGTAACACTTACTGCGGTTACTACTGCGACTTATGCCGTTGGGGAGTTCAACTATGACTTGCAAGTTACCAATCCATCAGGTACATATACTTATATGTACGGCTTTGTGGCAGTTGAAGACCAAATCACATCATAATGGTAATTGAAGTAACATACAATGTCACGGATGTGTACATGAGCACAACCGTTTCGCCCATTTACATAACCGTTGATTATTCCGGTTCAGGTGGCAGCGGTGCATCGGTTTGGGGATCAATTACGGGTACTTTGTCAAATCAGACTGATTTGCAGACGGCATTGGATGGAAAATTTGATGATCCGACAGGAACGACTTCACAATACTTGAGGGGTGATGGGTCTTTGGCAACATTCCCATCGTTGACGGGTTATGTACCTTATTCAGGTGCAACAAGTGCTGTAGATTTGGGAGAGTATGGGATTTCAGCCGGTCAGGTTACTTTAGACGTATCACCCACAGGAACGGCAGCGGTTGGAACGACTCAATGGAATGATACCATCGGAAGCAGTCAAACGACTCTGAAGGGAGGTAGTGTAGTTCTGAAGAATGGCGTTGATTTGGTCGCAAGGGTAGTGAATAAGGTATCACCTAATACGACATTAACAAAGGCAGCATATCAAGCCGTTAGGGTCTCAGGTGCGCAAGGTCAGAGGCTTGCGGTTGCATTTGCTCAAGCCAATAATGACAATAACTCAGCGGATACGATTGGACTTGTCATAGAGACTATAGCAACCAATCAGGAAGGTTTCATAATCACCGTCGGTCAGATTGAAGGAATCAATACCACCGGATCACTTCAAGGTGAAACTTGGGCAGATGGTGATGTATTGTACTTGTCTCCAACGGTTGCAGGAGCATTAACGAATGTAAAGCCAACGGGTGCAACGGGGCATATAGTGATAATTGGTTATGTTGAATATGCTCATGCCAATAATGGCAAGATTTATGTGAAGGTGATGAATGGTTGGGAATTGGATGAATTGCACAATGTGTATATTTCATCAGTTGCCAATAATCAAGGTTTATTTTATGAGTCTTCAACCTCGCTTTGGAAGAACAAGTCAATCAGCACCGTACTCGGGTATACTCCAGAACAACCTTTGACATTTAGTTTACCACTTGCAAGGTCAACGAATACCGTAAGCATCAATGCTGCATCATCATCATCCAATGGGTATCTGAGCAGTACAGATTGGAGTACATTCAATGGAAAACAGAATGCTCTGACAAATCCAGTAACCGGTACAGGAACGAGCAATGAATTGGCATATTTCAGCGGTACTTCAGCCATTTCAAGTCTTACCACTGCAACATATCCCTCACTTACTGAATTGTCGTATGTTAAGGGTGTAACAAGTTCCATTCAGACACAATTAAACGCAAAGGGGAGCGGAACTGTAACATCAGTAGCTGCTTTAACACTTGGAACTACGGGTATAGATGTAAGTTCTACCGTTGCGAATGGTACAACTACGCCTGTAATTACTTTGAATATACCAACTGCATCAGCTACCAATAGGGGTGCTTTATCTTCAACTGATTGGAGTACATTTAACTCAAAACAAGGCGCTTTAACCCTCACTACCACAGGCACATCAGGTGCTGCTACATTGGTAGGTAATACGCTTAATATTCCGCAGTATTCAGGCGGTGGCGGTATGGCTATCGGTGGAAGCATAACAAGTGCAACGGCAGGAAGTGTGTTGTTTGCGGGGACAAGTGGGGTGCTTTCGCAGGATAATAGCAACTTGTTTTGGGATAATACGAATAAGAGGTTGGGGATTGGTACGGCTACACCGTCGTATACATTTCATATTTCAGGGGCAAATGCAGGTATTTTCTTAACAAGAACTTCTCCAGATGAAAGTTTTATCGTTTTAAGTAATACCGCTCTAACAAGTGGCGCACAAATTAGAGGTCTTGCGACTGCTGTTGGTATGCGTTTTACAAATCAAAATGGAACAACTGAATGGGCAAGATTTCATTCAACAGGAAATTTTACTATAAATTCTAATAGTGATGCAGGATATAAGTTTGATGTCTCAGGAACTGCACGGATACAAGATAATTTACTAATAAGTAAAAATCAAAATACTACTACTTCATTAGTAATTTCTAATACTAATTCTCATGCTGATATTAATATAATTACTCAATATATTTCAGATGTAGGTTCAGGGACTTCAAGTATTGGTAAAAATAGCACATTAAAAACTGCTTATAAATCAATTTCGGCAAAAGATGCATATTTTTACAATGGCACGACAGGTGGAGATATAACAATACACAATGACTTTGCTTCGGGTAACATAAAATTTGCAGCAGGTGGTTCATCTTCTGCTCATATGACAATCAAGTCAAACGGTCGCATTAATATGTCATCACTTCCAACTTCATCAACAGGACTTTCTACGGGTGACTTATGGAATGATGCAGGAACTCTTAAAATAGTATAAAACAAATAACATGGCAAATATTCAACCTGTTCAAATTTGGTCAAATGGTTCGGTAAAGACCGCAGAGGTATTCACACTTCGCTCCATTGCAGATGACCTTGAGACTTCAGCGACATTCTATTGGGAAATGAAAGAAGCTGACTCTCAGGATGCTGATGGCAACCCTATCAGCGGTTCAGTGCTTGCAAACGGTAATCTCGGAATGTCAGGTCAGGACTACCAAGACTGGGGAGACCAATCAGGTACAAACATAAATACTTGGGCATACGAATGGGCAGCGGATTATCTTAATATTACTATTATCTAATGAGGATTAACAAATCACTCATAACTAATCAGATTACCGGCGCAGGTACGGGTTCGGTCACTTCGGTTGCTATGACTGTGCCGACGGGGTTTGCCATAAGTGGCACTCCAATCACCTCATCTGGTACGCTTGCGCTTACCTTCTCATCAGGTTACTCCTTGCCTCCATCTCAGACGGGTAATTCTGGCAAATACCTTACAACAGATGGCACGACAATGTCATGGGGTACTATTTCAGGCGCAGTTAGTGGTACGGCTAATTATCTATCTTATTTTGCAACTTCTACAACTTTAGGAACTTCTCCGATATATTATGATGGTTCATATTATATCAATATAGGCACAACTACAACAGGAACTGGTAGGTTTCAGATTTATAACTTACTTGCTGATACTCATCTCCAACTGAGTGGCAATGCTCCATCTTTGAGGATAACTGATACTCCTACATCAGCTACTTATAATCTTGTGGTAGGTTTGGCATCTTCAGCAAATAGTTTCATCACAAATACCGTTTCCGGTGATATGGCAATTGTCAATGCTTCGGGTGGGTCAATATTGTTTGGGATTACCGGAACTGAGGCGATGCGGATATTTACGAGTACGGGAAATGTATCAATCGGAGGGAATTCAACCGATAGCGGATTTAAGTTTGATGTTGCCAGCGCTGATGCCAGAATAAATGGGGTAAGAGTAGGAAAAGGCAACGGATCATTTTCATCAAATACTGCCGTAGGTGTTGATGCTTTGAACGCATTTACGGGTACAACATTTGGTTCTAATACAGCAATTGGATACTCAGCACTCAAGGCAAATACTACTGGATTTCAAAATACTGCAATTGGTACGAGTGCAATGTTTTCAACAACAACTGCAAATAGTAATGTAGCAATTGGAAGTTTCGCACTATATACAAATACAACTGGAGGCGCATTAGTAGCAGTTGGTTCAGGAGCATTACAAAATTCTAATGTTAATTATAATGTTGGAGTTGGAGTACAAGCTTTATATTTAACTACTTCAGGTCCTAATAATACTGCAATTGGTACTTTTAGTGGAAGAGAAATTACCACAGGACAAGGAAATACTACAATCGGATATCAAGCAGGACGTGGAATAACTACAGGGTCATATAACACTATAATAGGTGCTAATCTTACGGGTTTATCATCTACACTTGCAAATAATATCATAATTGCAGACGGTCAAGGAAACCAAAGAATAAATGGTAATTCTTCAGGCTCAATAGGTTTTGGAACAGGAACGACTATAAACGCATCCGCTAAAGTTCAGATTGATTCCACCACTCAAGGCTTCCTCCCTCCCCGAATGACAGGCGCACAAGCTGAGGCCATCTCATCCCCTGCTGCCGGGTTAATGGTTTATGCAAATAGCGGAAATGGTACGACAATTACAAGTATAGGTTGGTGGGGTTTCGATGGCACAAATTGGGTTAAAATAGGCTAAAATATAATAACTTTGAACTATGACTATAATTGAAATGAAGGCACAAGCCTACGACATCTTGGCTCAGATTGAATACTTGCAGAAAAAACTTGCTGAAACCAATCAGGCAATAGCACAAAAAATACAAGAGGAAAATGGAGCCACTGACAGAAGTAATGATGGACAGGCTGACAAGCCTTGAAGAAAAAATAGATAAAATCCTTGTTCAAACTACCAAAACCAATGGTAGAGTTGATAGGATTGAAGATTGGCGTAAAAACCAGTCAAAAATTGTATGGTGGGGAATGGGTATTCTTGCTACAGTAATCATTTTATTCATTCAAAAATACATATCATGATGTCATCATTCCTTCAACTTAACAAGCGTGATCTGATTAACGGATT